GGCAAAGAGATAAATGTTAGACCGCTGGCAGATGGCAAGCCTGTGCTTGTGTCGATTGAGCCAAAAGATGCCTCGCTCGCTACTGATATACTTCTATGTGTAACTGTCATGTTTTATTCCTCTATATATAAAAGGGTAAAGGGTAGGGATAGTAAATAGCCCACTTGAGAGGGATCATTTTGTATCTCGGATAAAGACGCTTGCGCTGGTATCAAAGACACGATGCCGGTATTATCAGCGTCATAATCGGGCTGTTTAAGGCTGTTGATCAGCTGGCTAGAATCCTCTGCGATCATGCGATCTAAGAGAGCTAAGTCACCGCCTATATCATACCTAACTCGAAGCAACAAATCTATTCTTTTGCGCCCAGATATGCCCGCTTGCCCATCGTCTTGAGCAAGGCTTTGAAAGCGAATATCGAAAATGCGATTTTGATTTGATCTAGACTCTAGAGATAGATTACGCCCACTCGCATCGCTTATGCAAAGATATCCATGATATGAATCTGTCTTAGGTGTTAGCGCCTCGATACGATCAATGAGATGATCGATAGATAGAGATATGCCTCTGCTCATGATTCCCCCATTAAGTTAATTTTTATCATCTCAATCAATTTGCTTATTTCATCATCAGTCAATCCGATGAATTGTCTTTGCGCATTGACTGCATAGCCATACGATTCCACTGGTGGCAAAAGACCTATCGTAAAACCTTTATCAGATGATTTTAGCACCGTGAAATTTTGCATCATCATGCCCGACAAAGTGAGATCGACTTCTGCTGTTTGTCCCTCAATCGCATTACTTCTTTTACGAGATTTATCTTTGTATTCACGATAGCCACCAGCAAAGAACATGCCTTTTTTAGTCTTGATCCCACCTTTAGGCGCTAGGCGTCTGGCAAGTGGAGAGCCTTTTGAGACATACAAAGGCTTGATCGAGTAGGGCTTAAATGGCTTACCATTTGCGTCAAGACCTTTATAGATGCGCACTTTAATGAGCGATACCATATCTAAGCCAGTTTGAGCCATCATCTGTTGATTCATCTGGATAGATGGTAAATTAAGCTTAATTGTAGCTTTCATCTAGTGCCTCATGCCACGGGTAGGGCTAAAGGTTTGCTCGTATGTGGTAGCGATACGATCTGCAAAATTGCCACCTACAACGCCGTACCCCTTGACTCTTTTATTTAATTCGTCGTCTTGAGCAATACCATCCTTATTGATATCGAGACTTATCGTTCTCATTGTAAGATCAGCAAGCTGCATACCTCTTGCACGCATTTTCTCGCTTAGATCGATATTGCCATTTAATTCGTGGATTCGTGCAAGAGTTAAATAAGCATGAGCTTGTAGCAAATCTTGTGTGTTGTGTATGTCGTCTTCATCCACATCATCGGGAACGATCAAATCTCTAACATACATGGATAATTCATTCAATGCGGCATCAATCTGATCTTCAAATCCATTTGCCCGTCTAGGCGCTAAATCGGCGATATGAGGGAACAGGGCGCACAATTTATTATGATCTAGCCCCGTATTAAATGGCCTTGGTACGACCTTGAGAATGCCTTTATCGATTTTGTTAATTGATTGACCGCCAAGGCTCTCGATGTATTCAATAGTAAAAGCGATATCTGCTTTTTCTGCTGTGATAGTGCTAGAGCCGGCAAGATACGACCAGCACGCAAATTGAATTGATGCACTACTAGAAAAAGAAATATCTCTAGGCAGTGGATCGCCCATGATCAAGCTAGCCCCTACGATCCTCACTGGTCTTATCGCGAAGTAGTCATCGCTATCTGTCAACAAAAACGCTTGACTTTGATAGGGCTTGAGGCTAGTCGTGGACGCTGATAAAGTCAATGATCTTCTGTCATTTGCAATAGCAGTGGCTGTTAGTGATGCCCGCCCTTGAGTCATGGCGCTAGTGATATCACCGCTTTCAAGGTGAAAGGTGATCGATGGCGTGCCAGTGATAACCGATGGGGCTTGCCAGATGAAATTATAGTCTTTGTTTTGTTGTGCTTTGATCATGTTAAATCCTTTATTTCGCTATCTGTTGCCACCGTTAAATCCATGACTTTGATAAATCCTTTGCTTACTGGTGACCATGAATGACGGCAATTATACCCGCCCCCACTTGTCAACACTGGCCCAGCACCTTGACCATTATTAAGCTTATTGATTTGAGACTTGCTTAATACCTTGCCTACGAGTTTACGACAAAAAGGGCGCGTAATCCCGTCTTTAGGCCCTACATACATAAATAAATCTATGCCAGCTTGATCGGCGTTTATCGCCTGTACAGATCGTCCGAATTCGGATATTTTTAATCGCGCTTGCGTCGTATTTGCGCTTGTCGCCCTTTGAAAAGATTGTGCTAAGGCGTCTAGTGGCGCTTTAGTCGATCCGATAATGGCAACGGTATTAACTGCATCTTTAATCGATTTGCTTAGAGATGGTATCACGCTATCATCAAAGACCGATGCGCTTGCCCTTTGTATGGTACTAGAAATTAAATTTATATCACCGCTGACGAAATTCGGATCGATGGCTTTCATTGCCTTATTTGTCATCTCAACGATATCAAGCTGGGATGCCTCAAAATAGGCTATCGAGTCACCAAGCCCCTCAGAGATCAAGAAGTTTTTCAATTCGGTGGGCGTCATATTTAATAAGACTTGCCCGCGTCCTTCTTTGATTATTCTGGCGATGGCGTCTTGTAATTTCTTTGTCGATTTTGTGAGTTGTTGTTCAAATTCTTGAGCTACACTCACCTCTTTTTTTAGGATATCCAACCTTGATTTTATCAAGGCTTTCATATCTGGATTTGACTCGGATTTGAGCTGTTTTTTGAGATCATCGATAGCCTCTTGATCAGCATCTTTCTCAGCTAGGGAGACATGATGATGAGGATGATGCCCACAATGAAAACAAAACATAAGAATCCTAAAGCACTAAGCAAGGCAGTCAGTGAGCAAAAAGCCATAGTTTTGAGCGATAACTTTATCTTGATGAGTATGTTCAAGCCATACTGTTCTCTTAGTCATAGCTAGATCATCATAAGCGCCACTTGAGAAGCCAGCATATTCAAAATTGAGAGCAGCCACGGGCATGACTTTAGTGCCATTTTTATTGCTTACTGCGTCACTGCCTTTCATGATACCCATGAATACAGAGTCATCTGTCCAGATTTGAGCTTCGCTTGAAGTCAAGCCGGCGTTTGCAGTTTCTTTACGAGCAGAGCCAACAAACACATTTTGCACGCCCAAAACTTCTTTGAGAACAGAGATGACCATGTTGTCTTGCATGATTCTATTGCCTGCTGCTGTACCTGATGCGGTTGAGCCAGCTGTGAAAAATCCTCTGACATCTGGAGCTCTAGACAAAGCACGCAAAGCGCCATAGCCCAAAACTAAAGTATCGGGCAAAATACCATGAGCATTTGCACGAATAACATCGATAAGGGCGTGAAGATCGGTTAAAGGTTCAGCTCCGGCGCTATTCCATTGAGTACCCTTTGATCCGTTGCCTAAAGCATTGAGATCGGCGGTATATGATCCCCAATTACCAGCACTAAACAAAAGATTTGCAAGGCGTGATTCACGAGCCAAAAGCATTGCTCTTTGCACTTTTTTAAAGCTTCTTGTTTCCTCATTACCGGGATATTGAGAATAAGCGATGTCTTCTAAGGCGATACTATCGGACAAAGAATAAATCTTAGCGCTGTATGTAGTGCTAGTGCGATCAAAGTTGCCGATTGTTTGACGACCAGCGCCAGGAGCTCTCTCTGCTGATACATCTGGAGCGCCCATGAAATTTCGTGTTTCTTCAATAAGAAGAGTACCAGTAGGACCAACGGATGAAACATCAACCTTTTCAATCACTTGATCTGCAATGAGTTGACCATCTGATGGGATCGCTTCAATGGCAAGATTTTTAAGAATTTCGTTGACTGGATGGATATTAGAATAGCTAGGATTTGCCATTTATTATACTCCTAAAGATGGGCTAAATAAAACTTCGATTTGTTCGTTGCTTGAGCCAGCTACATTGACATCATTAGCCAAGAAGCGACCTGCAATGATTTGAGTGCTTGCGCCAGAGCCGTCATACGCATAGACTTTACCAGCGAGACCGGGCATAACAAAGAAATGAGTGCCGGCGGTGATAGCGCCCCCAGCGATACATCTTGTTAAGCCTAAAATGCAAACATTGACGACATCGCCACTTGAGACGGCTTGTTGAGATACGCCTACAGGTACATCGGTAGAGGCTGTGCATGGGGTAACCTTGCCATCAGAGTCTTGCTTAACAAGTTGAAAAGCTGTGATGCTAGCAGATGCCACGAATGATTTATAAATGCTTTGTTCATTAAAAGCCATGATTACACTCCAAAATATTGCTTATAAGCTTGTGGATTTTCATTTTTAAAAAGGTCTAGCGCCTGTGCAAAAGTGATGCCCTTTTCTTTTTGAATCGACCTTACTTGTTCGCTCAAAGAGATGGGCTTGCTTGCTTCAGCGTGTCCGACTTCGGATAGATTAACTGCTTGATTTGCTTGTCTCTCAGAGAACATCTTCCAAAAAGATGGGCTTCTGTCCTTGAGGTCGTAGGCTTCCTCAGCTACTGCTTTCTCGCTTGGCGCGATCTTGCCAGTGTTTAAGAGGGCATCGATAGCGTTCTTGCGTTCAGCGCCGTGCTTTTCAGCTTGAAGCTTGCCTACTTGTTCATTGAGAGCGGTGATTTTGCTTGACATCTCATTCATGAGTTTCACGCTAGCTTCGCTCATAGCAGCATAGCCGTCCTTCTTTTCACCATCAGCAACGAGCACAGCATCTTCTTCGCTCACGCTTGATTCCATCTCAGATTCTAGCGCTGATAGTTTCGCCTCTAGTTGTTTGACGAGTGCGTCTTTTTCTAAAAGCATGGCAATAAGCTCATCGGGGCTTTTGCCCTGTAATTCTGTTTGATCCATAAGTTTCTCCGTTAAAAGAATACGATCTATTTTTGATTGTGATTGTGCTGGTCTAGGAGTCAAGGTAACGGCTAAAAGTTGGGCATCACCTATTTTATTCCCACCATCTCTAGCATAGACGGGGCCTATAATAAACTCGGGGCTAGACCATAGATTACCCTCAGACTCCTCAACGATTTGAGCCCCCTTGGCTGTATAAAGAGGATAGGCATAAAGCCCCTCGTCCTTGATTTCAAGGTCAGCTATTTGCCCCAAAGCCATAGACACATCAGGGCTAGAAAGGCTAGAGGCATAAGGCGAAGAAGCATGATTCCAATCAATAATAACATGATCATTATTTTTTCGCTCATAAAATACCCTTACGATTTCCTCTAGGTCTGCCATCGTGATAGTGCTGATTTTATTGCCATTCATGCGAGAGTTTACATCGCCTAAAGCCAGTGTTAAAAAAGGTTTGCCTTTGATAAGGCTGGCCACTGGTCTCAATTCGCTCAGTGCCTTATATTCTTGGTCCGCTTTATCCATTTGTCCTACTACCTTTTTAGCCCATGTATAGCCAGCATCACCGCCC